TTTGAGAGGGCTTTTCACGCATGACCGTGCTGCAGGACATCCAGCGGCTGGAGCCAGGCGACCTGATTGAGCTGTTCGAGCTCGACGCCACTGGAATCGGTGGCGACCACGCACGCTTCCACGCCTATCGCCTTATTGGCGCGATCTGGTGGCAGGGCCAACAGTACGACGCGTGGCCGATGGAGGCGCAAGACTTCACCAGAACGGGCGGCCAACAGCCGCGTCCGATTCTCAGCGTCGGCAACGTGAACGGCAGCATCAGCGCGCTGTGCATGCACTTTCAGGACATGATCGGCGCGCGCGTGATCCGCCGGCGCACCTTCGCCAAGTACCTAGACGCCGCGAACTTCCCCGGCGGCAACGCGAACGCCGACCCGCTGCAGGAAATGCCGCCCGAGGTGTGGGCCATTGATCGCAAGGCGAGCGAGGACGACCAGACCGTCAGCTTCGAACTGGCCAGCCCGTTGGACTTCGGCGATGCCCAGTTGCCGGGCCGTCAGATCATCGCCAGCCGCTGCGGTTGGATCACCCGCGGCGGCTACCGCGGCCCTTACTGCGGATATGCAGGCCCGCCTGTCGCAGATGCCGACGACCAGCCGACCAGCGACATCACCCGAGATCGGTGCAGTGGTCGCGTTGCCGGCTGCAAGCTGCGGTTCGGTGCGAACAACCCGCTGCCCTACGGCGGCTTCCCGGCTGCCGGGTTGATGCGCACATGACCGCCGACATCCTTGGCACATTGCGCGCCGAAATCGACGCCCACGCGCTCGCCGAGTTCCCACGGGAGGCCTGTGGTCTTGCCATCGTGCAGAAGGGGCGGCATCGGTACGTGCCGTGCCGCAATGTCGCCGAGTCGCCTGCCGAGCATTTCCAGTTGAGCGCGGAAGACTACGCGCACGCGGAGGACCGCGGCGAGATCGTGGCGGTCGTGCACAGCCACCCCAATGCGTGGGCACGCGCCAGTGAGGCTGACCGCGTTGCCTGCGAGACATCCGGCCTGCCGTGGATCATCGTCGGAGTGCGTGACGACGGCACCGGCCCATTTGTCGTGGACGTGGACACCATTGCGCCGTGCGGATTCGAGGCGCCGCTCGTTGGGCGCGCCTTCGTTCATGGGGTGCTGGACTGCTACACCCTGGTGCGTGACCACTTCGCCCGCGAGCTGTCGATCGCGCTGCCCGACTTCCCGCGCACCGACAAGTGGTGGGAGCGCGGCGACGATCTCTACATGCGGCACTTCGCCGAGGCCGGGTTTGTGCCGGCCACCGGCGCGCTTAGGCCGCACGACGTGATCCTGATGCAGATACGGACCCCCGGCATCGCTCAGGTGGACGTGAACCACGCGGCCGTCTATCTGGGCGACGGCGCGATGGTGCATCACCTCTACCAGCGGCTTTCCTCGCGCGACGTTTACGGCGGCTACTGGGCCGAGAACACCCGGCTGATCATTCGCCACAAGGAACTCACCGATGCGTGACACCGTGCGCACCGTTCGTCTCTACGGGCGGCTGGGGGCCAAGTTCGGACGCGTCCATCGGCTTGCCGTCGCCAGCCCAGCCGAGGCGGTGCGTGCGCTTTGCACGCAGCTACCTGGCTTCGAACGATTCCTGATGAACGCTAAGGACCAGGGCATGGGCTTCAGCGTGTTCCTCGGCCGTCGCAATCTCGACGAAGATGAGCTGGCTGGCCCTGCCGGCCACGACGACATCCGCATCGCGCCGATGCTGTTGGGCGCCAAGAACGGCGGCGTGTTCAACATCATCCTTGGCGCGGTGCTGATCTTCGCGGGCGCGGTGGCCGGCCTGTTCCAGATGTACCCGCTGGCCGCGGCGCTTGGCAGCATGGGCTGGGGCATGATCGCAGGCGGAGTGGTGCAGCTTCTGTCGCCCTCTCCAAAGGGGATCGGCGCACAGGACAGCCCGGATAACAGGCCAAGCCACGCATTCAACGGACCGGTGAACACGCAGGCCCAAGGCAACCCGGTGCCGTACCTCTTCGGTGGACCCATGATCGTGGGTAGCGCGGTGATCTCGGCTGGCATCTATGCCGAGGACGTGTATGTGCCGACATCGGGGGCCGCGGCTGGCGGTGGCGGTGGCTCGGGCGGTGGCGGCGGCGGCGGCTCGCCCCCGTGGCACAACGAGTACGAGGTGCTGCGATGAGCCCCGTGCTGCGGGGCGCGGGTGGTGGCGGCAGCAAGCAGCCGCGCACGCCGGTCGAAGCGCCAGACAGCCTGCAGAGCATCGCGCGGGCACGGCTACTGGATCTGCTGGGCGAGGGCGAGATCGAGGGCTTCGCCACTGAAAATGTTCTGGAATCGATCTTCCTCGACGAGACGCCAATCGCGAATCCAGATGGATCGCTGAACTTCGTTGACGTGCAGGTTGACACCCGGCTAGGCACGCAGCACCAGGACCACATCGCCGGCTTCCCCGCCGTGGAGAACGAGCTAGGAATCAGCCAGGAGCTGCGTCCGGAAACTCCGTTCGTGCGGCAGGTAACGAACCTGCAATTGTCGGCGGTGAACATCCGCATCAGCACCCCACAGCTCAGCAAGGCCGACACCAGCAACGGCGATATCCAGGGGCATAGCGTCCGCTACGCCATCGATCTTGCGGTGGACGGTGGCGCGTACGTCACCGTGCTCAACAGCGCGATTACCGGCAAGACCACCACCAAGTACGAACGCAGCCACCGGGTGGACCTGCCGGCGGCGAACAGCGGCTGGATTGTGCGCGTGCGCCGCCTCACCGCGATGGCGAACAGCGCATCTGTTGCCGACCTGACGTTCATCGAATCGATGACCGAGGTCATTGACGGGAAATTCCGCTACCCAAACAGTGCCTTGGCCGGCCTCGGCATTGACGCCGCGCAGTTCGGGCGCATCCCCACGCGCGCTTACAACGTGCTTGGCCGCCGCGCCGCAGTGCCCAGCAACTACAACCCGGTGACGCGTGCCTACACGGGTGTCTGGGATGGCACTTTCAAGCAGGCATGGACGAACAACCCCGCTTGGGGCTACTACGACCTGATCATCAACGATCGCTTCGGGCTGGGCGACCGGATCAGCGAGGGGCAGATCGACAAGTGGACGCTCTACACCATCGCCCGCTATTGCGACGGCATGGTGCCTGACGGCCGCGGCGGAATGGAGCCCCGCTTTACCGCCGCCATTCGCTTGACCACCCGTGACCAGGCGCTGAAGGTGCTGCAGGACATCGCCAGCATCTTCCGCTCGATGGCGTACTGGGCGGGCGGTTCGGTGATGTCGGTGGCGGATATGCCGGCCGACCCGGTTTACACCTACCACAACGGCAACGTCATCGATGGGCGCTTCACGTACTCGGGAAGCTCGGGGCGCGCACGTCACACGGTGGCGCTGGTGTCATGGAGCGATCCGGACGACTTCGGTCGGCAGAAGATCGAGTATGTGCCCGATGACGACGGAATTGCCCGGTACGGCATCAATCAGACTGAGGTCATCGCTTTTGGCTGCCAGTCGCAAGGGCAGGCGCAACGGCTCGGCAAGTGGATTTTGCTGACCGAGAAGCTCGAGACCGACACCGTGACTTTCGGCGCCGCCCTCGATGCCACGGTGGCCATGCCCGGCCAGATCATTGGCGTTGCCGACAGCCTGCGAGCGGGCCGTCGCATCGGTGGCCGGGTGCGCAGTGCCACGTCCTCCCAGATCACCGTGGACGCGCTCCCAGAGGTGGCGGTTGGCGATGCGCTGACCTGTGTGATGCCCGATGCCGTCTCGCAAACGCGCATCGTGTCGTCGATCTCCGGCAACACGCTGACGGTCAGCGTGCCTTATACAGGCACGCCCGTACCCGACGCGGCATGGAGTATCCGCAGCACCGAATTGCACGAGCAGCGGTTCCGTGTGCTGGAGGTCAAGGAAGAGGACGGCATCCAGCACACCATCACCGCGCTGCGCCACGTCGAAGGCAAGTTCGACGCGGTTGAGCATGGCATTGAAGTGCAGTTGCCGCCCATTACCTCGCTGCCTGCGAGGGTGCAGCTGCCGCCCACTGGCCTGGTCATCGAGCACCGTGACGTGGCTGGTGAGAACACCAGTCAGACCGTGGTCTCCGTGCGCTGGGATGCCGTACCTGGTGCAGTGGCCTACGACGTGGAGTGGCGGCAGGGGCAAGGCGGCTGGATCGCCGCCGGGCGCAGCCACGGCACATCCATGGACATTTACGGCGTGCTGCCGGGTGACTTTGAATTCAAGGTGACTGCGGTCAATGCGGTAGGCCTGCAGTCGCCGCCGGTGCACGAGGGGCCGTATGACGTGCCCGAGAACGCTTCTCCGCCACGGGCGATCGCCGAGATCACGCGGCAACAGGTTGAGCTGCAGGAGGCCATCGACCAGGCGAACGCGGATCGAGTCGCCGGGGATTTGGCCGCGGTCGAGGCTGCGGGGCTGGATGCGACCGCCAAGGCTAACGCGGCACGGGATTCGGCAATCGCCAGGGTTGATGCCCTGGCCGCCGAGATCGGCGAGATCGTCAATGCGCCGGAGTGGGCGGCGGGCGAGACGTACATTGTCGGCTGGCTGGTGCGCGCCGATGGCGGCCTGTACCGGGCGAAGGTCGAGAACACAGATGTGCCGCCTGCGGCCAACCCTGCGACGTGGGAGTACCTGGGCCAGTTTGCGTCTGTGGCGGAAGTCGCGGCTGCGGCGTTGCAGCTGGCCACGGTCACTGCGACGGAGCTGGAAGCAGAGGCGATCCGGATCAACTCCCTGCAGTCGCGGATGCCCGCGGCCGGGGGCGTGCTAGAAACAAAGGCTAGAGTCGATCAGGTCGATCAAGCGAGTGTTGATCGGGACGGGGCGCTCGCGCAGAGCATCA